ACGCGATCGTCAGCCACTTCCTCCAGGCCTGCGGCAAGGTCCCTCTGGAGTGGGGCGCGGTCGCCCCGTACTGCATGGACCCGACCGGCTGGGCCAACGGGCCGTTCGCCGTGAAGCTCCACGAGCTGCTGCTCGACCACATCGAGGCCGGCACCGTCGAAGACCTCTACCTCTACCAAGACTTCCCGCTCCAGCCCGGCACCCAGTTCTCCGTCTCCTGCTTCGCCTCCCGCGGCGAGGACTACGCCGCCCTCCCGCAGCCGGGCATCCTCGTCCCCGACGAGGAGGAGAGCTGGCACACGATCCACCAGCCGCTCGCCAAGCAGGTGCCGAACATCCTCCGCGGCAACGCCATCGTCAGCCACTGGTCGTTCTTCCCGCAGCACCCGTTCCTCAACTCGACCGATCTCCTGGACCGGTACCGGGAGCTCGCAGACAAGGCGGTGGCCTGATGAACCAGCACATCCCGATCGAGGACGCGCTCGCCGTCTTCCGAAGGAAATACGGCGAGGTCGCAGACGCCAACATTCTCCTGGAGGCCCGGGCAGTCGGGCTGGAGCGACAGATCTCCCAACTGGAAGCGGAGAAGTCCCGGCTGATGAAGGAGCTTGAGGTCTTCGGAGTGCAGCCGGCCGAGCCGGTCACATCGGAGTAGTGGTCACGTTCATCTCGTAGCGGGTCGCGGTCAGCGTAGTCACGTCGCCCTGCTGGGAGAGGACGTCCTTCACGGCGTCGACGAGTGCCTGCTGGTCGACACCGAACGCCTCCTCCTCGACCTTCAACGTGATCGTGGCCGTGCTGTCGTTGGCGGTCCGGGCGAACAGCTGTATGTACGGGTAATCGGCCATGAGGTATCTCCCTATGCTTCGCGGTACCAGCCCTGGATGGTGATCAGGCCATTGGCCAGAAGGTCGAGGCCCTGGATGTTGGATTCGTTCGAGGTGCCGTTGTCGACGCGGAGGCGGTCCGAGGTGGCGCCGCTACCGCCGGTGAAGAACACGCACTCACCACCGCGAATGCTGGACGTGGCGTTGCCATTGGCGCCGATCGTCTCCGCGTGCACGGTGAGGACCTGGCGGAAGGTGCGGTCGACGCTGGACGGCATGTCGACCGCGACGATGCTGGTTCCCGTGCCGACCGCGTTGACGTTGAGGTAGACGCAGACGAAGACCAGCTTGCCGATCTTGTAGTAGAAGCCCGTCCTCGTCGTCCACGTGACACTGCCGCCGTTGGTCACCGTGGGCGTGTATGTCGTCCACGTGGTGGCGCCCGCAGTGATGCCGCCCGTGACGGCCAGGTTGCCGGTGATGGCGCCGCTGCCAGCCACGCTGAGGTTGATACCGACGGCGAGACTGTCGTCTGTCGAGAGGACGTTGGCGGCGGAGCGGTAGAGGTTGGTGTCGGGGACGGTGCTGGCGCCGAGGCCCCAGTTGAGGGTGCCGTCAGTGTCGACGAGCCACCGGGACTGGGTATCGCCGGTGACGCGGCTACTGATGAGGTCGGTGGTGGTCGCGGCGTTGACGACGGCGATACTGGCCGTGCTGCTGCTGGCCCCGATGTTGAACTGCTTGCCGCTGGTCAGGTCGAGGTCAGCGTTGAACGTCGAGCTGCTGTTGGGGATCTGCACCCACGACGCGGACGCCGGCGCCGTGCCGTTGGAGAAGTACGTCCGGTACGTCGTATCCGTCTCCATGATCGGCTTGCCGGAGTACGGAGACGACGGCCGTGTCGAGGACGTGCACGACGCGTACCCTGCGGCAGCGTCGACCTTGTCCCAGTTCTGGCCAAGGTCCTGGGTGTAACTGACGAGCTCGGACCCGTCCGACTTGGACTTGTAGAGCGCGAGCCGAGTGGTAGACGGATCAGGCACGAGGAGCCTCCTCCAGCTGGGGACGAACAGGGGCAAGGGGGCGACGCTGTGGCACCCCGGCCGGAGCCCTTCTCAGCGACCGGGCCCGCATCGCCCGCCGCTGCTGCTCCACGTGCTGGGCTTTCGCCGCCACCTCGGCTGGGTCGACGAACCCGGCGTAGGCATCCCGGATCGGCTGCAACGGGTCCTCCTTCCGGCCAGCCGCCGCAGCCGGGCGGAAGCCGTGGCCAGCGGCCTTCGCCGCTGCGATCCGCTCCCGGTGGATCACGCGGGCCGCAGCTGGGGACGCCGCGGTGTGGACGACGGGTTCGTCGGTGAGGTACGGCTCGTGTAGCACGAAGTCCAAGAGCAGGTCGACTTCCGTGTGGGGAATGCCGTATTCGGCAGCCCGCCATTCCAAAGCATCGAGCGGGAAAATGTGCAGCACGGGTTTGACGCCTGCCTCGCCAACGTCGATAACGACGGTCGCGATGAGGCCCCGTGGGGTGTCGTCGACACGTGAGGAAATGATCGTTCGCTGAGTCATTAGTTGATCCTGTACGCCCACCAGGACAGCTCTGCTGTGCCGCCTGTGCTGCCGTTAAAAGATGCGGTGAACCCGGTTGTTGATCTCGCGGTGACGTTCACGGCCAAGGCGTTCGTGGCCGACTTCGACGTGTCGTACAGCGTCACGAGAACCTTGGGGGAGCCCGTGCTCGTGGCCCCGTAGGAGACGATGACGCCCGACGATCCGGACGCGTTGTCAGAGGCCATCAGCAGCGCGTTCTGTGAGCTGTTGTAGTAGTCCATTTCGCCGACGATTCGGACGCTGCCGTTGCTGTGGGCGAAGTCGATTCGCGCGTCCTCGTCGTCGCCGACTTGAGTTCCGACTTGGGTGAGTGCGTCCGTCGCGTAGAAGAACCCGCCGTCGACGCCGCCGCGGTTGTAGCCGATCAGAACGCTGGAGGGCACCGCCCTGACATAGCCGCCACGCCGTGTCTGGTCGTCGGAGCGGACGATGGCCAATTCGGCGAACGTCGAACTCAGGTAGGTGCGGGCGATGACGTCGACGCCGGAGTCGTCGAAGTCGCTGGAGTTCATGCCCAGGGCGACGTCGGTGCCTGTTGAAACGGCGTTGATGTAGCCGTAGTCGGTGCCGGTGTTGGCGTACCAGCGGATCTCCGGGAGGTAGGTGCTGGTTGGGTTGATCTCGATGCGCTTGCCGGAGGTGCCCGACTTGAGCTGGCCGACGATGGTGACGGAGCCGTCGGACGCCGCGATGGCCACGGTCTGTGTGCCCGCCGCGTTCCATGCCCCGATGCCGCCGGAGTTGAGCTCGACGCGGGACCCGGTGTCAGCCGTCTTGATGCGGGCGCCGACGATGAAGTCCGCCCCGATTGTGCCCGCAGTGACCTTGGAGACGGTGAGGTCGGAGATGTGGGCGTCGTCGATGAGGAGTGCTGTGCTGCTCGCAGCGTCGGACGGGCCGGACTTGTTGCCGGTCTTGTCGACGGCGACGATGCGGACGTAGCGGGCGGAGGTCTCCTCGACCTGCACGGTATAGACGACGGGGATTTGCGCCTGGATCATGCCCGCGTTGGCGACAGCCTTCCCCGCCAGCGTGGTCGTGTCGGGTGTGAACGTCGGCTCATAGGAGACGTGGACTTCGAGGTGGTCGAGGTCGCTCTCGAGGTTGTACGTACCGCCGCTGGACTTGCCGAGCGTGTGCGTGATCTGCACCGCGATCCGCGACCCGGCCACCGACGGTGCGGCTGGCGTGGACGGCGGCAGATTGTCGGCCGATGCAACAAAAGTCGTCGTACTCGACCACGATCCAACATTGCCGGTCTTGTCCACCGCGCGGATCTGCACGTCGTAGCCGACCCCGGGCGACAGGTCCTGCAACTGGGCCGACGTGGTGTCCCAGTTGACGACCATCGTCTGCCACTCGCCGTCCGGGGCGGCGAACGGCTGCGCCCACGTCTGCAAGTCCTGCCACCGCACCTGGGAGACCTGGGACCATGTGGCCGGGTAGAGCATGTCGGTGTCGATGGCGTAGCGGATCTCGTAGTGATCCCCGTCCAGGATGCTGGTGCCGTCGACGTTGTTCGGGGCGTTCCACGAGAGGACGACCCGGGCGCGCGTGTAGCCGCGGCTGTCGAGGTAGGCGCTCCCGGTGAACGGCTCGATCAACGTGGGCACGCCGGGCGTCGACGTGTCCGCGTTAGGCCGTGACCCGACCGACTCCCCCGCCGAGTTGAGCGCTCGGTCGAACCCGCCGACCGTCACATAGGTGCCGGCGTCGGAGGTCTCGATGTGGTCGGTGAGGTCGTACCAAGTGCCGTTAGCACTGCGGTAGGCGACGGTGTAGTCGGCGGTCACACCCCAACTGACCTCCGTCACCTGGAGCTTGATCGGGTTGAGGCGCTGACCTCGGAAGTTGATCTCGATGTTCGGGTTGTAGAGGGCCTTGTCGGGGTCGTAGGCGTACACGTAGTCGCCGAGCTGGAAGCTGCCCTCGACGTCGTAGTCCTGGATGTTCAGCCTGAGGTCTTGCTTCGGCGCCGTGTACTGCGAGAGGGCGAGAGCAGCGCGCGTGGTCGCGTTCGTCGCGGTGGTGTCGGACTCGGACACCAGCCGGGTGAACTTGACGGCGTTGCCGTGGATGTCCTTGTAGCCGGTGGCCGGGGACAGGTCTGCCGAGCCGGTGGCGATGCTCGTGCCTTCGCCCTCGGCGAGGAGGACGACGCGGGTGGTGTAGTCCTCTACATCCCCTGTGAGGTCGAGACTGCCCGGTACGCCCCGCATGCTCATGTCGTCGCCGGCGCCAGCCGCGACGATGGTGCACGTCGGGGTGGTGACGAACAGGCTGGACTCGGGGCCGGCGTCGAGGGTGCCGTCGCCGTTGACCCGCCAGCTGACGGGGATGCTGGTGGTGGACATGGTCTGGCAGACGTACTGGATCGCCTCGCGCGGCGACTGCCACTGGTGCGTGCCCGTGTACTGCCCTGCGACCGCGTAGAGGGTGCCTTCGGTGACGGCGCCGGACGTGGGGAGCAGCATGCGGATCGTGTTGGCGAACGTCGCGGACGCGGCGGTGACGGCGTTCTCGTAGACGTCGCCCTTGTTGTCCTGGTCGCCGAGCCACATGGCCATGCCGACGCCGCTGACCTTGATGTTGTCGTTGGGGATCTTCGTGCGGGCGTCGTCCGTGAGCGAGTTGCCGGTGAGGACGCCGACGTAGCGGGCCGCGCGCAGCAGGTTGTCCCCGTACAGCAGCGGGTCGACGCGACCGCGGACGATCGCGATGTGCCCGTAGTAGGCGAGGGCGTCGAGCTTCTCGCGGGGGATCGTCGGGAGGAGGTCAATCTCCCACTGGCCGAGCGCGTTGAGGGATTCCTGAACAGTCACCCGGTCACCGCCTTACCGCATAGGTGGCTTCCGGCAAGCAGGCGATATACATGTTCCGCAGGTCAGTGGCCGCGTCTCCGGAGACAGCGGAGCCGCCGCCGGCCACCACCCCGATCCAGAAGTCCAAGGACGTCGCCGAGGCTTTGGTGACGCCGCCGTTCGTATGGGCGGTGAACGTCCTTGCGCTGCCGCAGGCGAAGCGGTTGCTGTCCGCATCGTTGCCGGTGGCGGTGACGTACCCCGACGCGGCGAACGAGGTGTTGGTCTCCAGCGTGGAGCGGTAGGCGGCGAGGGTGGCGGAGGTGCCGATCTGGAGGTATCCCTCGACGAAGCGGGAGCCGCGGCGCAGGGACAGGTCCAGAGTGGCGCGCCCTGGCGACTGGCCCTTGCTGAGGCGGACGATGACCTGCTCCGGGTCGTTGCGCAGCAGGGACGCCGAGTCCCACGAGGTGATCGACGAGGCACTGCCCGCCACCGAGACGTTCCACAGCTTCGAGTGCCACGCCCCGCCCGTGTACGCCTGCACATCGAACGACGCCGACGCGGACGGGGTGACGTTCACCAGCCCGTTCGACAGCGCCCACGCCGCCGCCGGGACCGAGCGCGCCGTCCCCTCCAACTCGATCGGTGCGGCAGGCGTCGTCGTGTCCGTGACCCGCACCCTGCCGGTCAGATAGTTCGCGGGGTCACAGCCCCAGCGCGGGATGACCCCGGACGGCACGCTGCGGTAGACGGTCATCGCCCCGTCCGCGCCGGTGCGGGTCATGGTGGTGGGGTTCGTGCTGCCGGTGTAGTAGCCGAAGTGCCCGATCGGCGGCGCGTGCCACCGCTCGCCGGTCAGGGAGAAGTCGTTGATGCGGACCACCCCGGTGAGCCGGGAGTTGAGGTCGACCTCGCCGACGCTGCCGAGCCGGTCCAGGGCGATCGTCCAGTCCGCGGTGAGCATCTCGGTCCGCCACTCGTTGAGAGTGGAGGCGTTGCTGGACACCTGGTAGTAGCCGTTGCGCTCCGGCTTGTCTGTGAACGTCACCGCCACCGGCGACTGACCTTCCAGGCCGCAGATGTTGTCGTGCACCCCGACCAGTTGGAGGCGGGTGAGCGGGGGCATGGACTCCTGCCCGGCCAGGTTCAGCCCGCGGTTGCCGCCCTGCTCCGTGGCGGTGAACGTCTCCCGCAGGGTGGTGCGGCCGAGTTGGATGGTGCCCCAGTTGTAGGCCACGGTCAGCGCCTCCGAGAGTTGTCGAGCCTGCGCAGCGCTTCCTTGACGTCGTCCGCCAGCGCAACAGCGACGCGCTTACGCTCGGCCGGGCTGGAGAAGTCGAACGTGCCGCTGACCGTGATGTTCTCGATCGTCACGCTGCTCGCACCGGCTGCCGCCCCACCGGAAACCAGCCGCTCGAACAGGGCGGTCTGCTGCGCGTCCAGGACGCGCTCGGGCCTGCGGGTCGCGTTCACCGCCATCGTGGCGCCGGGCTGGAGCAGCCCGCCCGAGTCGTACTTCGCGGCCGGCGCGAAGCCCCACCGGGAGGTGAACATCGAGTCGTTGTAACCGCGCGCACTCTTGCCCATGTGGACACCGCGCCCGCCACTGGACTCGACGTTCATCCCGGCGAGCGTGCCAGCGGTGTGGCCGACGCCGCTGTTGGTGATCCCGACCATGAACGGGCTGTTGAGGTTCCGCACCCATCCGGACGGAGCCGACGCCCCGAACGCGCCGGTCGCCCACCGGCGGTGCGGCTTCTGGCCCCGGATGACGGACTCGATCGCCGACATCAGACCACTGCAGTCCCACGACGGGTTGCCGTTGCCGGCCCACTGGTACGGCTTGCCGTCCTGCGTCTTCACCCACGACAAGGCACGCTGCACGGCCGGCCCGCCAGTGGCCTTCTTGTCCTCCTTGCCGAACCAGCCGAGCATGCCGTCGACGGCCTTGTTCGCCAGGCCCTTGAGCAGGGTGCCGACGCCGTTCCCGGGGATCTGGTTGATGAGCGGGCGGACCAGGTTGTTGATGGCCGCCTGTGCCGCCTTGCGCAAGCCGCCGACGACGACGTCCTTGGCCCAGTCGTAGGCGCCGCCGACGGCGTTGCCGATGCCGGAGGTGACCTTGCCGATGATGCCGCCGGACGCGTAGTGCTGGGTGCCGCCCTGGTAGCGGGTGCGCTCCTCCTGCCTGCTGGGGTTGCCGCCGGTCTTGGTGGGGTGGTCCTTGCCGAGCATGGCGTCGATGCCGCGGTGCCCGCCGAGTTGGTTGACCTGCTCGTTGGAGAGGATGCGTTCGCCGGGGGTGAGCATCGCGGGGACAGTGTCGGAGTTGCCGCTACCGGGGACGACGCCGCCCTTGTTGAAGCCGAGGCTGATCGCCGGGAGCGTGATGCTGCTGGAGATCTTGCCCGCGATGCTGTTCCACATCTTGCGGAGGCCGTTGTTGTAGACGTGGTCGATGACCCACTTGATCGGCGCGCCGATCTTCGACTTCACGCCGGACCAGATCGTGCCGAGGCTGTCCCGCAGGCTGGAGAACGCGGACTTCATGCCGTTCCTGAACGACGTGATCTTGCTGTTGATGGTGGAGAAGATCCCGGTGATCTTGGAGTTGACTCCGTTCCACAACGCGTTCCACGTGTTCGTGATGCTGTTCTTCAGGACGGTGAAGCTGTCACGGACCGACTTCCACGCCCCGGTCATCGCCGACCTGAGACCGTTGTAGAAGCTGGTCCACCTGTTGCTGAGGGTCTTCCACAGGTCGTTCCACAGGCCGACGACCCAGTTCTTCAGGGTCGTAAAGATCTTCTTGGTGTCGGTCCACAACTGCGTGAACCATCCGACGATCGCGTGCACCAGGTCCGGGATGATCGAGTGCCCGACCAGCACGTCATACAGCCACTGGAACCAGCCAACGATCGTCTTCACGCCCACGGCCATGGCGTCGACGAACGAGGTGATCGCGCCGACCACCGTCGTGATCACCGGCACGAGAAGGTTGATCGCCCCCGCCAGCACGCCGGCCAGGAGTTGCGCGAGCCCGGTGATCAGAGGCATCAGCGGCGTCAGCACCTGCACCGCCAACCCCAGCAATGCCACCGCCAACTGACTGATCGGCGGGATCAGCGGCAGCAGCGCCTGCACCAGCATCGGGAACATCGGCGCGAGCGCAGCGAGGAACTGACCCACCAGTTGGATGGCCGGCACCAGCGCCTGAATCACCGGCGCCAGGCCCTGCGCAAGCGACGCGATCAGCGGGACCAGTGCGGCCCCGATGGACGAGATGACCGGAGCGATCGCCGTGATGATCGCAGCGAGCACATCGCCGATCGGCTTCAACAGGGGCAGGAGCGACGAGACCAGGCCAGCAATCACGCCGCCGATCTGTGACACCACGGGCAGCAGCGCCGTGATGATCGGCATCAGTGCCGCGCCGAGTGTCGTGGCCAACTCGGCGAGGACCGGCGCGAACTGGGTTGCGAGCTGAGTGACCACCGGGGCGAGCGCGGCGAGCAGCGGCAACGCCGCCTGGATCACCGCGCCGAGCGTCCCCGCCAGCAGCTTGGCGATGGCGTTGACCGCAGTGAAGATCGACGTGAGCGCCTGCTGCACCTCGGGCATGGCCGTGATCCGACGCAGCTCCGCGAACAAGGCGCCGAGCGATCCGAGGGCGTCGCCTCCGCCGGCCGCCGCGGCTTTCATGACGTTGCCGAGGGTGCCGAAGATGTCGCCGAGCAACTGTCCGAATTGCTTGGCGACATCAACAGCCCTGCTGATGGACTCCTCAAGCGTCCCCGAAGCGAGCGAGTCGCTGATCCTCTTGGAGATCCGATCCGACGCAGCGCCAGCCGCAGTGGTGAGGCGCTCGAACGCCGGGGAGGCCGCAATGGAAATCTGCGTGAGCCCAGTAATGAACTGCCCGGGAAACCTACTGAGGGGCTTGAGGCCCTGGTTGAGGCCGTCGAACATCTCCCGGAGCTGCCCAGTCTTGCCCAGCTCGGTGACCGCGTCGAAGGCGTTCTTCGCCATGGTGTTCAGCACGCTGGCTGTCCCGGTCAGCCCGGCCTTCAGAGACGGCAGGATCGCCCCGGACATCGTCGTGAACTTCTGGCCCAACCCGTCGAACAAGGCGTTCTGCACGTCCAGCTTCAAGCCTCGCCAGGCGCTGGCCTGCGCGAGGACCGCCCGGACGAACGCCTGCGCGTTGGGGGCGAGCTTGGCCATCGCATTCGCGGTCGCCGTCGTGGCGGCGGCCGTCTTCGTCTGTGCGTCCGCGAGCGCCTCAGCCGCTTCGCGTGCCGCGTCCTGCGCGTCCTTGATCTGCCGCGCCCCGTCGACTGCCGCCTTCGCCGCTGCTGCCTGCGCGTCCGCCACGTCGCGCTGGGCTTTCGCGATCCGCTGCGCCCCGTCCTCCTGGGTGCGGGCCGCCTCCTTCTCCGCGTCCGCCAGCGCCTTCGTCTTGTCGGTGACGTCAACGTTCGCGTCGGAGATCTTCTCCTTGGCGTCCGTGACCGTCTTGCTGCCCTCGACCCCGGCGGCGTTCGCGGCGTCGGTCTGCTCCTGGAGGCGGGCGGTCTCGGTCTGCTGCTCGGACAGCGCCTGCACGGCCTTGTCGTACTGCAGTTGGGCTTTGTCGATCTCCTCCTGCGTGGCCTTCGTCCCCTTCGCTTTGACCGCGGCGAGCTCCTGCTCGGCGTCCTGGAGGTCGAGGACCTTCTGCCGCTGGTCCAGCTGTGCGTCGGTCAGGCGGGCGTTGAGATCCTCCAGCTCCTCCGCAGCTTCCCGCCGCGCGCCGTTCAGGTCTTCCTGCGCCTGCTGTGCCGCACGCTGTGCATCCGCGAGATCCCGCTCCGCCGACTCCACCGAATCCAGGGCACGCCGGTTGGCGTCGGCGACGTCCTGCACCGTGTTCTTCAGCGACTGCTGTGCGTCCTCGATGTCCCGAGCGGCCTTCACCCGAGCCTCGGCTGCGGCAACCTCGGCGTCCTTCACGGCCTGCTGGGCTTTGGCCAGGCTGCGCTGTGCGGCCTCGACCCGCCGCGTCGAAGCCTCCGCCGCGCCCGCGCTCTTGGTGGCCGGCGCGAACGCCTGCTTGAACGCATCCCCGATCCCTGACATGCCGACCTTGATGGCGGCGAACGCGGCACCCAGCGAGAGGACTGCCGGCGCAGCGATCGCGGCGGCCGGACCCATCTGCATCATGGCCTGCCCCAGCGAGGCCACAGTCGGCAAAGCCTGGATCGCGAGGGCGGTCAGGCTGGTCAGGCCGGAGGTGAGGCCCCCGAGTCCGCCGCCGCTGCCACCTCCGCGGCCCAGGTTGGTGAGCGCGCCGAGCCCGAACGTCCTCACCCGGATGTTGGCAGTGCGGTCCCGGGCTGCATGGTTGAGTGCGGTGTTCGCTGCCGCTGTGTCCGCGCGGGCCTGGATGGTCATCTGGCGGCGGCGGGTGAGGTTGGCGAGGTCGTCGGCGGCGACGCGGGTGTCGACATCGACGCCGATGCGGACCTTGCGCCGCGCAGTCAGGTTCCGGATCTCGTCGGCTGCGACGCGGGTGTCAGTGGTCGCACGGATGGTGACCGTGCGTTCCTTGGTCAGCTTGTCGAGCTTGGCCTTGACCGCGTTGTAGGCGGCGTCCGTGATCTTGGGGGCGATGCCGACCGTGTGCTGCCCGGACAGCGAGGTGAGCTTGCTTGTGGCCGCCGAGTCATCGAGCCGCGCGGTGATCTTGACGGTGCGGTCGCGGGTCAGTTTGGCGAGCCCGCTGACGGCGGCCTTGTCGTCGAGGCGGACGGTGAGCTTGACCTTCCGGTCCTTGGTCAGGTTCCGCAGCGAGGTGGTGGTGGCTGCGCCGTCCAGGCTCGTTGTGATCTTGATTTGGCGGGGCTTGACCAGCGCGCTGAGCCTGGCCTTGGCGTCCTTGTCGTCCAGGTTGACGCGGACTGTCGACTGGTTCTTCTTCGCCCTCAGGCGGTCCATTGCCCGGTCGTAGCCGGACTCGTCAGCCGTGACTTCAACGTATCCCTCAGCGATGCGGAATGAACCGGCCACGACCTACCCTCCCTGTGCCACGCTCACGAGCCCCGGGAACTTGGCCCGGAACTGGGTCAGTGAGACCTCAGCGGTCTCGCTGGGGGCGCGCCCGGTGGGGGCGGCCTGCGTGCGGGTTGGGGTGGTGCTGGTTGGCTGGTCCTCGCGTTCCTCTTCTGCGAGGGCTGCCATGACGCCCTGGTAGGCGGTCAGTCGGTAGGCGAGGGCGAAGTAGCGAGGCCCGTCGACCTCTTGCTCACGGAGGTCGATGCCGTAGATGGCCAGGAAGTCAGCGTCGATGTCTCGCTCGTGTTCGAGGACCCACATCACCTGGCTGATCCGGTCCGCGAGAACCGTCGGCCAGCCATGGTCGTAAGCCCAGTCGCGGATCCGGCTCACCCACGCCGGGCTTTTCCCTCCTTCTCCTGGGTACCGAGAGCCTGCTTGACGATGATGTCGATGATCCGTTCCAGCTCGTCATCCTTCAGCGCCCTGGACTGCTCCAGCGCCATGTACGCGTCCTCACCCAGGACACGGATCAGGAGCGGCGCGGTGGCCAGTTCGTGGCCGCCCTCGGAGGCGTGCCGCAGGTACTGGAGCGCGACGCCCTTGGGGATGTGCTTGGGGATCGTGTACTCGGTGTCGCCGATGTAGAAGAGCGGCACGCGCTCTTCCTCGACGTCGTCATCGGCGGCGATCCGGATCGGCTCGAAGTCCAGACCGTCGCCGATGGCGGGCTTGGCGGCGGCGCGCTTGCGTGCGGCTGCTGTGGTCTGACGGGTGGTGGATGCCATGGGTGGTGCTCCTCGAAGCGGCCGGGTGGGAGTCGGCTAGCTGGTCTGGTCGACGATGTGGAAGGGGGTGATCACGCTCGACACGTAGTGGCCGGCGAACTTCACCGGGATCAGAGTCTGCTTGTCCTTGGTGTAGGCGAGCTCTACCGAGTCGGTGTTGAGCATGCGGCGGCCGATGACCCTTCGCGTGAACTGGCTCGGGGCGTAGCCGTCCATGATCACCGCGAAGTAGGTCGGCTGCGTTGCGCTGGAGCTGACGTTCGGGTCGAAGGACTTGAAGCCGGCGCCCGACGCGGACGTGCCACCGTTGAGGGAGATCGACAGGTTCTCCAGCGTCGCCTCGGCCAGGCTCGTCTCGATGGTGAAGTCCTGCTTGGTCAGCCGGCTGCCGACGCGGAGGGTGATCTGGTCGACCTCCAGCTCCCCGTAGTTCTGGTCGACGCTGAGCTTGACGCCGTCCTGAGTACCGCCGAGGTCGGTCCACGCGGACGCGGGCGGGGCGGTGTTCACCGCAGTGTCGGCCGGCTCGGTCGCCCCGAACGCCCCCTTGTAAAGGGTCGCCGGACCCTGGATCAGGTTGGTAGTGGTCACGCTCACTGGTCAGTCTCCTTGCTTCCGGCCGCGCCGGTGCTGGTCTTCTTCGCGGGGTTGGCCGACGCCGCGGTCGCGGGTGGCACAGTCGAGGCGGCGTCTTCGACGAGGAGGCCCTGCCGTTGGAGGTCGAGGTAGTCGGCCTCGCCGACCTCGATCTCCTTGTCGGGCTGCATGGTGGTCCGGACGGTGCGCATCAGGGGTAGTCCTCCCGACGGAGTGGAAAGCGGTGGTGGCTGAACTGCGGCAGGAGTGGCAGCGCGATGGTCTGCTCGGGCGGGATCGTGCGCGGGCAGTCGACGATGCGGATGTCTCCGGTCAAGAGGAACTCCAGCTCGCCCCGCGAGTTGTGGACGATGACGCGCCCGTTCCAGGTGAGGAGGTCCCCGCCGAGGCTGGCTTCCTTGATGGCGTAGCGGCTCATGACGGGACCTCCGTCCACGCGATGACGAGGCCGGGGATTGAGTAGCGGGCATACGACGACGGGTCGTCCCAGATCCGCCGGTGCTCGCCTGCCGTGTACGCGGACAGCACCCGCGCCTGCGGGTAGCCGGTCGGGAGGGTGACGGTCTGCGGGATGGCGGGGTGGTCGTAGCAGGCGGCCTGGATCGCCTCCGCCAAGGCTGCGGCCTTGTCCCACGGGGGCTTCTGCGAGCCGGGGTTGGCGGCCCAGCAGTCCACACCGATCGCCGGAGTGCGCAGCGGTACGTACAGGTTCGGGGTACCGCCGACGACGGTGAGGGTGACGAACCCGCCGTCTGCCCAGGACAGCGTGCTGTCCTGGCTCGGCTTGGGCAGGGTCGTCGCGACTCGGTCGCCGACGATCGTCTTCAGCCAGGCGGTGGCCACCAGTTCCGGGGTCGCGCGCTGTACGGGCGTCGTCATGCCGTCCTCCGCGTGAAGAGCGCGGGCCGGAGGTAAGGCATCGGCGGGGTGCCGGGGTGGTTGACTCGCGCGACCGGATGATCCGCGCCCGGCCAGTACAGGGCTTTCTTGTTCCGCGGGAGGATCACGTGGGGGGCGGTGCCCATCTCCACGTCGGTCGCGTAGTTGCAGTCCAGTGAACCGACGCGCAGCACCTTGTCGTGGCACTCCGCGCGGAGGGAGTCGTGCAGGCGGCCGGAGCGCTTGTGTACGTAGTTCTGCGCGTCGTTGAGGATGGCGTCGCCGAGGACGCCTTCCATCCAGTCGTTGATCGCCTGGTCGACGTGCGCGCGTGCGCTGGGGTCGATCCGCACACCGGATCGCGCCATGGCCGCCTCCTCTCCGAAGGTGGTGTCGTGCTGGCCGCCCGGTTTCCCCGGGCATGTGGCCGATGCTGTTGTCAGGTGGTGCGCCGCAGGTCCAGCCGGAGATCGGCTGCCGCTGCAGGGTTCGCCATCGAGGACACGGCGTCGACGATGTAGACCGAGCCGGTGCGCTCGTCACGCACCCGGTCCTGGTCCTGGATGTCCGTGCCAGCCGTCACGCGGGCAACGGCGTAGCGGACGATGCGGGGGGTCGGGTCGTCGCGGGTGGTCACGCGCCGGGACTGCTCGGTCAGGCTCGCGGGGATGCCGGTGGCGACAGCGGTGTCGGTGTCCTGCTCGTCGCCGTAGGCGTCGGTGGTGGTGCCACGGAGGATGCTGATGCGGGTGGTGGCGATGGCCTGCATCACGCACCCCCGGTGTACGGCGCCCACACCATGTGATCGTCGGACCCGTCCGTCAGGGCGTTCCCGACGATCGGCCCGGCGCCTTCGATGGCGGAGCGGACGTGCACGGTGCGGGACCGCATCCACGACACCCGGTTCAGCGCCCGTCGGGCCATGGGCGCGAGGACCAGGCCGTCGCCTTGCAGTGTGGTGGAGACCTGGTCTTGCTGGATCTGCGTGGCATCCAGCCGCGTCTCCAGCCCGAACTGGCCCGCGATCCACGCTGCCTGCCGGGCGACGGCCTGGCCCAGCCAGTGGAGATCCCGCGTCCGGATCCTTGCCGAGTCGGCGTAGATCCGGTTGGTGAAGATCTCGATATCGGCCTGCGCCTGGGCAAGCTGCTGCTCGGTCACCGTGACGCCCGTGGCGTCGATGACGTCCTGCGCGCTCGCCCAGGCTGAGGTCATGTCAGCGGCCCTCGACGATGTCGCGGGGCGTGGTGGTGTCCGCCGGGTTGTGGTCGACGGATGCGGGGACGGTGTCCACCGAGTAGGTGAGCGTCAGCGACAGGCCGTCGGGGTGGTCCTCGGCGCCGTCGAACCGCACGTCGCCGCGCGGGTGCAGCCCACGCTGGATCGCCTCGGAGGCCACGCCCGCCTTGTTCGCGGTGTGCTCGGCCTCGGAGTCGCCCCACTGGCGGGCCAGGACGACGAACTCCTTGACGAACCGCATGCCGTCCGAGCCGTCCGCGGACCGCTCGTCGACCTCGACCGCAGGTTCGCCGGCCTTCGCCGGGTGCTGCTGCGCCCGCACGTTGGTCTTCTTCGCTGCTGCCATGGCTCACCTCCCTGCTGGCCGTACCGCCCTGAGCCAAGGGCGGTACGGCGAACGGCGTGGGTCAGCCGACGAGGATGGATGCGCCGTTGGGGTGGCCGTAGGCGAAGCCGCGGCGGGCGCGCATCTTGAGGATCGACTCGTCCGTCAGTGCGGACAGGCCGTCGCGTCCGTCGATGAACACGGACTCGGGGCCGGACCGGATGCCGAGGAGCATGAGCTCGGGGTTGACGAAGCACATGAGCGCCCGGCCGGTCGGAGCCGACGTGGCGGTCGCGGCGAGCTTCGCACCCAGCGACCAGCGGATCGGGACGCCGAAGACGGTGTCGGGGGTGCCGCCCAGGCCCTCGATGAAGATCGGCCGGTGCTGGTCGTCGACCACGCCGCGCAGGCTCTTGCGGAACGCGGGGTGTGCGATGGCGACCATGGCGCCCGGGTCGAAGTAGTCGCCAGCCTCGACGAGGCCGATGGCGGTGGAGAACTCCGAGTAGGTGGGGGCGCCAGAGCTGGAGGCGGTGGTGATGTTCGCGCCGCCGGTGTAGCTGAGCGTGGCGTCGGTGGTGTTCAGCAGCTGGTAGAGGCTGGTGAACGGAATGGTCGTGCCGTTGCTGGCCGCGCTGACGGCGAGCGACGCGTTGTCGATCATCTTGGCGTAGGACTTGCCCCAGCCGACCATCTTCGCGTCGATGATGTTCGCGACCGAGTCGTCGATGTCTTCCTCGGCGATGCGGACGGCCTTGCCGAACTTCACCGCGGACAGGAGGACTTCGTCGTTGAGGCTGGTGTCCTCGCCGTAGGTTCCGCCCTTCGCGACGACCGCGACGTCCATGCCCGCGGTGCGGGGGACGTGCTTGGTGTCGGAGCCCATGGGAATGCGGGCAGCGAGGGACTCGACGGCGGAGATCTGCTGGATGGAGGCGATGACCTTGGACGTCTCCCACTCTTCGGGGAGCCAGGCTTCGGCGGTATTGCGTGTCACGGGGGCCCTCCTGCGGGCGCGTGATGGGGAAGCGTCTGTCGGCTCGGGCCCCATCACGGGCGCCTGCAAGCAAGGGCGGTGGTCTCGCTCCGATCACCGAAGCTAATTCACCTGATGCTGAATATACCTCGCGGCGTCAACCCCTACTCAAGATCCGGGCCGCGTGCTGTTCAGCCGTTGACTTCGGCTTCTCCACCGCAGCCGTCTTCGGTGCCCCGGTCGGGCGCACCTTCGGCTTCGGCTTCTCCTGCGGCAGGAGCTCCGGATAGTCGGCCTTGACCCGGTCCACCTCGGCCTCGGCGCCGATGAGGTCGCCTTCGTCGTCGACGGTGATGGCGTCCCAGTCGATGAGCTTCATCAGCCGCTCCGGCGCGGTGAAGCCGGCTTCCGCCAAGGCTGCTCTGACGCCGGACTTCTTCATCGGCTCCCGGAACCGGCGCTCGCCCTCTTCGCGTGCCTCGCGCAGCGCCTTCTCGTGCTCGGTCTCGTCACCGCGGGCCTTGTCCTCCAGCTCCTTGTTGCGGAGCCGGTGCCGCTTGGCGTCGTCGTTGGCCTTCTTCAACGCGGCCTGGGTGCGCGCCCACTCGTCCTTCGACGGTGCCTTGTACTCGGCGTCGGTCTTCTTCACCGGCGGCTTCGGCTTCGGTGCGTCCTCGACCTCCGGCTCGGTCTCGGGCTCCGCCTCGTCGACCGGCTCGACGTCGGGGGCGTCATCGACTTCGACCTCGATGTCCGGCCCGTCGCCGTCCTCGGAGCCTCCGGCGATGATGCGGATCGGCCGGCCGTCGGCGCGGTAGCCGACGACGGTGCCGGGCGGCAGGCTGATCGGCGAGCGGTGGCGGGTGGTGGTGTGGATGCCCATCTGTGTTCTCCCATCACGGGGTTGGCGGCAGCCCCGTCGCGGGGCGCCGTGGTCTATGCGGCTGCGGGCGCGAAACTGCCTGTCCGGATCGCCCTGCGGGCCCACGCGTCGACAGCAGGCAGCAGATCGGACTCGGTACGCAGGAGCTCACCGGCCGCCCGCAGGCGCGACGCACGGGACTCCGACGGCCGGGAACGGCCGAGCCCGATCGACCGGTGCGCCTCACGCTGCAGGGCCAGCGGGAAAGGCACGCCCTCCGTGGTCCACGCCTCGCTCCAGGGCAGCACCCTGCACCGGCAGTTCGGGTGCAGCGGCGGCCCCTCCACACCCGGCTTGCGGGCGCCACGCTGGTGCGGATCCCAGGACAGGCCACCCGGAAACGGCTCGTCGGCAGGGACGACGCGGCCCGTGTAGGCCATGCACCGGACGCATGCATCGGCCTCCGACACCCACACCCGCAACGGAGCCGTCGCCCGGACCACCGCGTCCAAGCCCTCATGGATCGCCGTGTTGATCACCTGAGCAATGTGTGCGCGGATCGCAGGCAGCGCAGACCTGGCGGCGCCGAGCCCGGCCAGCAGATGCGACCACCGCGACACCCGGTCCGAGCGCAGCAGATGCAACGCCCTGTCACGACGCTCGACCACCATGTCCCGGATCCGGCGCGCTTCATCCCGCAGCAGACGGCCGACCCGCGGCACGGACGACGCGCGCGGGCGGCGGCCAGCCGCGGCCTTCACGAACTCTTCGCCCTGCCGGACACCCATCGCGAGCGCCGGACCGATACCGGCCTCCAGCAGGGACGGGGCGCGCCCGGCCAGGTCGTCGAGGAGCCGACGGGCTGTGACGCGCGCGGACGTGATGATCCGTTGCAGCACGTCGCCCGGCACAGCCGTCCGGTGCGGGCCGCCGAAAGCCTTGGTCCACACGTCCAGCATGCGGCGGACCAGCTCATCGAACGCCCGGTCTACGCCGCGGAGGATGCCGGCGGCGATCTCGTCTTCGAGGTCGATGACCTCACCGGTGTGGTCGTCCTGGACGAGGCGGGCCAGATGCTCGCTGCGGTACGGCATCAGCTTGCCTCCTGCGTCTGCGCGAGGAGTTCGAGATCCTCTACCGCTCCGGACAGCAGTGCGCGGGCCTGATCGTCGGTGAGCACCCCGAGAGTCGCGGCACTGCCGAGTTTCTGGGCGGAGTCTGCGAGTGTGGCGAGGATGTCGACGCGGCGCTGCAGCTCAGCGTCGTCCGTACCCGAGAGCCAGGCGTCGACCTGCTCCGCCCGGTATCCGGCCTCGATCAATGCCTGGCGGCGCGGCACACCAGCCGAGATCTTCGCCGCAACGGTCTGCCAGCCTTCAACGTCGTCGACTGTTTCGGCGGGCTTCCAGTGCACGGTGACGACAGGGTCGGCGATGCCGAGGCGGCGCAGTGCGAAGACGAAAGCCTCCCGCAGGGTGGCGCCGTAGGAGAGCTGCCGGTTGCCTACCTTCTTCGTGAAGGGGGCGTCCTGGGCGCGCACCGACTGTCCGGACGGCTGCTCCCCGGAGGGGTCGAACAGGTGCAGCGGGGTGGTGCAGATGACGGCCATTGCCCGCACGTTGAAGGTAATCGGGTCGAGGAATACGCTCGGCTGCGCCGCGTCGAACTGCCCGACGGCCTTGAATCCGCGGAGCAGCATCATCTCGCCGGGCCCGGCCTTCAGGCTGCTGTCCGCACCGGAGTCGGAGGGACCGGCGCCATTCTCGTTGGGCGGCCAGTCGTCGTCGGCGAAGTCGCCCGGCTCCAGATCGGAGGTGTCCGTGGTGGCGGTCTCGGTGAGCGCGTACCGCTGGGGAAAGCCCTGGTAGTCGACCGTGCCCATGTGCGTCGACTGCAGCTTGGTGATCGCGTTCTGCGGGCCGTAGGCCCCGTAGTGCTCGGGCGTGCCGTAGGGCCGGTCGGTGCGGAAGTGGAAGGTGGGCTGCTCGCCCCAGTCGTGGTCGATGGTCCAGGACTCGGGGTCTTCCGGGTCGGCGGGCCAGTGCTGCCAGTCGCCGGGCCGGTCCCCGCGGGAGTTCGTGCTGGTGGTCCATCGTTCGATGCGGTCGTCGTACTGCAACTCGGCCCGCTGGTAGGGGCCGTCGCACCACCGCTTGATCGTGAACCGCTTGCGGCGCGGGTTCTCCTCGTCGTAGATCACGCGGACGGTCTGCGGCGAGTTGTAGAACATCTCGACGCGGGCGACCCTGTCGTCGGTCTCGACGGGGATGACCATGAGGTAGGCGTCGCCGAACTCGCCGGCCCGGCGGAAGGTGTCGGGCATCTCCAGGTCGAGCTGGTTGTCCTGCCAGATCTGGGAGATGAGGGCGGTCTGTTCGTCGTTGGCGCCGGTGATGCCTGCGATCTCCAGGCGGTCGGTGACGGCGTCGACGGGGGTCTTGGCGAAGTTGAGGTCGAAGTCGACGTGGCGGGCGGCGAGGGCGCGGCGGATTCGGATGCTGGTGAAGACTTCGGGGGCCTTGCCGTCGTAGTAGAGGGCGGCTTGGTCGTAGCCGGGCCGGGCTTCGGTCAGCTCTTCGATCCCGAGCATGAGGTCGGCACGCTCTTCGTCCACGCAGACCTCCACACCATCGGCCGATGATTCGAAGGATAGCTGAGCCTATGGCTGGTACATAGTTTCCTGATACCTCACTTCAACCTGGGAATCGCAGGTGCTAGAGGTAGCTGGCCCGGCCAGCCGAAGGCGGCGCCTTCTTCGACGCCACCGGAATGAAGCGTCGGACCGCCGACCCCACACAGTCCACGAGGTCGTCGTGCGGGGCTTTCGGGAACGCGCACTGCTGCTCCTCCAACTCCCGCAGCCTGCGCGCATGGATGACCCGGCCGCGCTGGTAATGGTTCAGTACACCCTCGGCGCGCGTGAACTTCGGCTCGACCTGGTTGACGGTCTTCACCTTCACCGGCATGTCGTGGAAGATCGCCTGCCACGTGTCCTGGCCCTGGTTCACCTCGATCAGGATCAACCCGATCTGCGGGAACTCGTCGAGCAGGGCGAGGACTTTGTCGCGGAGCAGCGGGCCCGGCTGGATCTTCACAGCGGTAGCGGCGTGCACGGTGCAGCGCTGCCGCTGGGCCGACCACGACACCACGCCCAGGCCGGTGAAGTCCGAGCTCCTCTTCGCCGTGACCGCGGGGTCGATGGACAGCATCATGTGCGTGACCGGGTCGAGGCCCTCGTCGCCCGGGTAGCGGAAGTCGTCCGGCGTCCAGAGCTCCCCGTCCGCGCCCATCGGGTCGTTGGCGTAGTTCTTCGCGAACGACCGGGTGTGCTCGATCTCCTTCAGATAGGTGAGCGGCCACTTCGCCGGCCAGACGCTGCGCTCACTGCCGTTATCCCGCTTGATGATCGGCGGGGTGTAGTGGGCGCGGAACCCTTCCTCGCGCACCCACTCGGCGGTCTCGACGCCGCGGCCGTGCTTGACCAGCTGGTGGACGATGCTGCCGGGCATGGTGACCGTGCCGGAGATCACGACGCGGGCGTACACGTTGAGCGGGAGGATCGAGTCGACGAGAGTGGTGCGCCGCTTGCGGGCGAGTTCGGGCGAGTACGACGACTCATCGGGCTCGATGTCGTCACAGAGGATGAGGTCAGGCCGCTGCTCGCCCACCTTCATGCCGAGGTTCGAGGAGTCGATGCCGCGGGCCGCGAACACGAACCCTGACTCCGCCATATACATGGCCTGCGTGTCCGCGACGTTCGCGCCCGACGGCCGCTTCGCTGCCGTGCACAGCCTGGGGAAATCCTGACGGAGCAGCTCATTCGTGTCGATCTCCCGCTTGAACGTGGCGAGATGCGTCTGCGCCGGGCCTGCAGCCATGGCGAACGCGGCAGCGAACTTCACGTGCCCGTGCGCCGCCGCCCAGGTGGGGAGGATGAGGAACCACCAGGTCGACTTCCCCATGTTGCGGGGGGCGATGTAGGCGTCCCGGTTCTCGGCCGGCCCGCCGGGCGGACGGATCCAGGCGCGGGCGGCACGGCACCAGTCGAGGTGGGCGTCCCCGAACGTGATCCGCCCTTCGCTGTCGCGCAAGTGATGCCGCAGGTAGACGAGACCGAACAGCAGCGGATCCAAGCGGGTCAGCGTGCGGCGGCCTTCGGGGTCGGCGAGGAGCCGAGGGTCGAAGCTGGCCAGATAGGCGGCGAGGTCGAACGTCTCGGCGTCCTGGCCTTCGAGGTAACCGCGCGTGCGGACCGCGGTCGCCATCTCAGCCCGTGCCGCCGTCGCGGATGCCCTGCTCCTCGGCCTGCATCTTGGCGCGGGCGCTGGCCAGCATGTCCTGCAACTCGATGTCCTGCTGCGTCACTTCGGTGACCTGCGCGTCGACCTTGGTGGGGGCGTCGAGGCCGAGGAGTTTGCGCTGGGACTCGTTGTTCCTGCGCCGCGCGTCTTCGATCTTGATGAGGCGGTCGATCGCGGCGAGGACCGGCCCGTCGTCCTGGAGGGGCTCGCCGTCGACGCTGATGACGCGGCCGTTGTTCACGGTGATGTGATGCCGGTCCAGCACCTGGCGGGCCCGCTGCTCGAACTCGTCGAGGCGGAGGAGTTCACCTTCGAGGCGTTCGAGGTGGATGGCACGGTAGGCGTCGACCCTCGGGTCAACTCGCCTGGCCAGCTCGTCCTTCAGCAGGTCGCGGGCCGTGGTCCACGGAATGCGCTCCCCACCGGTGGGCCCGTCGGGTGCTGCGGTGATCGCTTCGATGGCGCGGAAGCTGTGGCCGGCGAGCTTGAGGTCGAAGACGATCTGCGCCTTCTCGGCCGCCTCCGCCGGGTTCTTCCGCTTGTACGGGTTGGGTCCGCCCGCCATGTCCCCCACCTCCTCGCCGTCGCCGAATCCCGCCTGATCCTTTGAATCGTAGGGCACAAGTGTCGACTAGTCGTTAAGTCCACTACTGAACCACCTGGCGCGGGCGCATCATTGAAGGCGGACGGTGAAAGGGGTCACGCTGCGGTGACCGTTAGCCGATCGAGGGACATTCCACCAACACATCCCCAAGTCGCCCACCTCCCCCTACAGTCGGCTCACTGCAACAGGAGGGGGCCGTGATGGCTGGGGGATGTAGAGACTGCCAGACGTGTACGAAGCCGGGCTTCGCACGGATGGGCCAGGACCTGGGAGTCGGGTTCATGCATCTGATGACGTGCGGGATCAGCTGGGTGGTGAAGCGGGGCGGCATGTCGCACTGCCCGCAGTGCAAGCACCTACGGTCCAACCACCAGACCAGGCGCGACGGCTCATACATGGACTGACAGCACAACGAAGGGCCCGCCCACAGGGTTGGGGCGGGCCCTTCGCGTTGCGGTCAGCCTCCGGCTTTCATCGCCCGCGCGCAGCCGGGGCATTCGCGGGTGGGGCGGTTGGGGTAGCCGCGGGCGAGCCAGCCGGTCTTCCCGCAGGCGGCTTCGAGCTGGTCCTCGTACCAGCGGTTGTCGACCGGTCGGCGGGTGCGGTGGGTCGTGCGGCCGTTGACGAACCGGACGTCCCCGACCGGGAACTGGTCGGCGATCGATAGGGCGGGCGGGGCGTCCATCAGTCCTCGTCTCGGTCGTACATGGCGTCCCAGTAGCGGTCGTCGGCGGCGGCGGCCTCTCGCGGGCTCTCGTCCCAGTGGCGGGCGGGGGGCTCCGCCGGCAGGTCGTCGGCGAGGTTCCAGTTCTCGTCGGCGCGGGCGAGGTGGAGCTCGGCCAGGTCGGGGCGCCCGGCGCGGTCGGCTTCCTCGGACGCGAGCTCCCAGTGTGCGACGGCCTGCCGGTGGGCGTCGGCGAGCAGCTGGGCAGCGGTGGGCTGGGCTTCGAGCTGGACGGTCATGCGGTGGTTCTCCTCGTGCACGGGTGACGTCTCGGTGCTGGCCTTGGAGGTCTGGTGCTCCGTGAAGTTGGTCTAGGCGACCTCCAGGCTGGTGACGGTGAGCAGGTGGCGGGTGCCCCGGTAGGCCTGGAGGCCGGCGTACAGGGCCTTGTCGATGGCGCCGTAGACGTGGACTTCGATCCACTTGCCGGTAGTGCGGTGCTGCGCCCAGACCTTGAAGGCGTCGCGGCCGGTGGCGGTGCGGTAGGCCTTGGCGACGTGGCGGCCGAACCAGGACTTCTGCCCGTCCTTCAGGTCTCCGCCGCCGATGCGGTCCAGGAAGTCGCCGGTGCGGATGAGCCGGCCGGTCTCGACGAGGGCGCCGATGATGCCGTTGATGACCCGGTAGCGGAGCGCCTTGGGTGCGGTGCGGGCGGCGGCCTTGGTGCGGCGGCGGAGCTTGGCGGTGACGAGCATCTGGTCCCCCTTGGTGCGGTGGTTCAGGTTCCGTCATAGCAACCGGCTAGCGATCTATGGTTGCGCTGGCGATGACTCAGACCATACTCCTGAGGCGTAGGCACCGCAACCCTGTTGCGATACATTGGTGCCATGAACCCGACCCCGCACGCCGAGCCCCCCTCCCTGGAGGACATCGCCGCAGCTGGCACCCGCCGGCAGCGCGACGCCGACCGCCTCAAGAAGTCCGGCGACGAGCTGAAGGAACTCGTCCTCGCCGCGCTACGCGAAGGGGCCCACCGCCCCACCGAAGTCGCCAAGGCCTCAGGCTGGACCGGCGCTCACGTGCGGAAGATGGCGCGGGATGCAGGCATCGAGCCTGATGAGCGCTACCGAGAGAGGGCCGAGCGACTCAAGAAGGCCCAGGCTGGGGAGTCCGAGTGACCCCGGACCAGGCGGCGATGGTCGACTTCCTGCGCGACCACTACGCCGACAGCATCGACCTGGCCCGCCGGATGGAGAACCTCGCGGCCACCGGCCAGATCCCGGGGCTCAACGTGAAACCGTCACAGGCCGCTGGCTTCGGCAGGGTCTATGCCGCCGAGTCCCGCACCCGGTTCCTCGACGAGACGGTCGTCCCGTACCTAGGCGCGGCCGGGCCTACTGGGCGGATCGCGGACATGCAACTGCGGCTTCTTGCCGACGAGCACCAGGGCGCGCGCGGGTACGACGAGGCCTGGCGGCCGTAGCCGCTTCCCGGATTCCGCCCCACCTCCCCCACCACCGCGGGCACACTGCGGGTATGGCGATCCGGGTGGGTGTGCAGGCGGACAGTCAGGACGAGTGCGCGGAAGGGTTGGCACAGCTGGTGGATGCCGGGTATCTGCCGGTGATGCTGCCGACGCTCCTCACCGACAACCGGTGGCTGGCCCGCGCAGTCCCCGCGCCAACAACGAAGGCCCCGACCGCGGACGGTCGGGGCCTTAGCGTGTCCGGCTAGCCGAGGCTGCCGTTGATCGACCCGTCGTCGTAGTAGTCGAGCGTGTCCTGGTCCGTCTTCGACATCCCGTACTTCAGGACCGCGCCCACGACCAGCGCGTCGTAGTCGTCCTGCTTCACCTCGTCACAGGCATCCGGCCTACCGGACCCGCCAGCTTTCGTCTGCACCTCGAGGGCCTTCTCGCAGTCGGCGACGGTGTCTTCGTAGGACCGGCCGTTCGTCCACAGCACGGTGGTGATGATGGCGAGGGCGGCGACGAGGGCGCCGACGATGATCCAGGCGGTGCGTCTCTTCGCTGCGGGCTGTGGCGCGTAGCCGGGCATGGGCGGTGTGACGGGCTGGTGATCCATGGTCCCCCCAAGGACGGTACGGAGTCGGGATGCTAGCGGCGGAAGCGCAGGTTACGGACGGGTCTGATCAAGGTTCACCGGTTCGATACCGGCGCCTACAGGCCGCGGGCGTGGGCGAGTTCGGCCGCCCGGTCGAACTGGAGCAGGACGGGCTGGGCGCTGGTCTGGCCGGCGTTCCAGGACGGGATCGTCGCGGCACCGGGGAAGTCCCGCTGGATGGCGTCCAGGAGGAAGACGCAGGCGTCATCGGCGAGGCGACGATCCCCGTGGGCTTCGAGACGGATGGCGCGGATCGGGCAGACCGCTCCGGCCTCGTCGAAGATGGCGTCGCGGCACCATCCGTCGGCCACGATCCGCTGCCGGGCCCGCTGCAGCAGGTCAGCAATCGGCGTGCTGTACGGGCTGGGTGCCGGGGTCGGGGTGAGCCGGAGCGGCGCGGTGATCTCCGGCGCTTCAAGGGCGATGTGCGCGCTGTTGATGTCGACGGCCAGGACCGCGGTACGGCATCGCTCGTCCATCTCGGCGAGGCGGAGCGCCATGCGGGCTTCGAGGTCGAGGGCTATCGGCGCGACCCGGGTTGCGGTGGCCGTGCTCATCGCTTCGCCTTGCCGTTGTCGCACTTCTCTCGGCAGGGCACGGCGCGCTGGACGCCGCCGAATGCGGTGTAGTTGACGCCGTTGCCGCTGCAGTGCCAGCAGATGCCTCGGGCGGTGAGTTCGGCAGGCGTGAGGCCGGGGTGGGGGCCGCGGTTCTGGGCTTCCCATTCCTGGTCGGTCATGCGACCTGGCATGATGCGGGTCTCCTGTTCGATGCGAGTTGGGCGGGAGGCGGGGCGCCCCTGGTGGCTTCCAGGCGTTCGAGGGGCGCCCCGGCTGAGCTATCGGCGACTGCCGGCCTTTGCGCGGTCGCCGCGGCGGAGCCGGTCGAGAACGCCCTGCGAGGTGGGGGCTGCGACCTGCCGGCCGGGGGTGGCGATGTTGCGGATGCCGGCCGGGGGCTGCTCGTAGACGGTGCCTTCCTGGGCGAGGAGCCCGGAGGCGGACAGGTGGCTCGTCATCCACTCGCCGGTGATCGGGGAGCGCCGGTCGAAGCGGTGCGCGGCGTACAGCTGGGCGTCCTCGTAGGGCGCGATGTTCTGGGCGGTGCTGCGGAGCGTGTAGACGGTCTTGCCTTTGCTGAGCCAGCGGTTGAGGTCTTTGGCGCCCCTGCGGGTGGGCTGCCAGCTGCGTCCGGCCATGAGTGATCTCCTGCTTCCGTCGTCTTGGGTTTGCCCTGGTTTG